TTGTAAAGAAGATATTTCTCAAGTTCGGAGGCCGATGATATTTTGAAGCAGTTTTTTGAAGAAGCGCTTAGATGCCCCCAACGCGGTTTTATGAATATCGGGAAGGTCACTAAGCCAGCGCTTTCCTGAAAATCTGAGAGATTCCCGCATTTCAAACCCTGTGTTTGTGCGATCCAAAGTTTGTCATAAACGAAGTTATGCGATGGATACTTCTTATACGCAGGACCATCGAACGCAGGAATACCTGGTGTCATATGATGGTCAAATGGGTCTAAATAAGGATTAAAATATCCCATCGCCTTGCACCATGGTTCTTCGAATTTTAATATACTCTTTATATTGAATGGTTTGATACTCATGTGTATATATTTCGTTATTATAATTATTCTTGGACTTTACGCCCGTATATGATATTAATTACAAACATAGTTTATGATTAATATACTTACGTGACCCACAGGACTGTCCAGAGCACCTCTGACTGTGGTGGTTTCAGGGCGGACAGCGGTCGGAAGCTTCGGTATCCTTAAGAAGCTCATTATGTTGTCCCAAACGAGATCGTCAAAGTAAACTTCATCCATACACAACTGTAATGTTTTATTTACTGTCGATCGTAGATACCAAGCATCTTTGCAGCGAGCCTGCTCCGTCGCACCTGCGTTCTGTCAAACTTTACCAGAGATATACCGTCCTCTCTCATACAGTCAGCTGCATTGTCTTGTGGGTAGTGTGACTCGATCTTCTGTATAATATCGGCAAGACCGTTGGAACCATTGTCACATTGGTCGCTGTCACCTGTTATAATCAGTTTACTATCTTTTCCAATCCGTGTCACCAACATCTTCATCTGTGCGGGGGTGCTGTTCTGCATCTCATCGGCCAGGACAAAAGTATTCTTGAATGTGCGACCACGCATGAAGCCCAGTGGGGCAATCTCTATTACACCAGAGTTCAACAAGCTTCTGATGACGCTTCTGGGTTTATATTCCTCGAACACGTCGAGGATAGGCCTCACCCATGGGGCCATTTTATCGTCGATATCCCCCGGTAGGAACCCGATGTCCTCCTCAGTGCTCACAGTGGGTCGTGTGATGACAATCTTCTTGAACTGACAGGAGTGGTCTGTATGTGTAATAGCTGTTTGGCACGGAAACAGGGTCTTCCCCGTACCCGCGGGCCCGTTACACACAATCATGTCAATGTCCGGATTTTTCAGGTCGCTAATGTAATGCAACTGAGCCGATGTCGGCTCGTACAGTGGTGTAGGTGCTCGTCCATACATTATGGTACTGGAGCGGAGTGCAAGAAGTAGAGGGACGTAGTATCCACCACGCAGCCGAAGGACCAAATGGAGCGTGCTCTCTTTCTGTATGTTGTAGTCACTTAATGTGCGACCATCTTCAAGTTGCTTACCAGCAAAAATCAGCCTTTGTTGGTCGGGTGGAATTCCCTCCTTGTCTTGGATCTTCTGCTTGATTGCGTCAATTGTGTCAGATGGATCGACATCGAGTGTGATTGTCTTTCCAGTAAGGGTTTTTACAAAGATTTGCATTTTTATATATATGCTCACGAATAAAATTTTAAGTGATTTTGAGATTATATATAGAAGTATTTGAGATTAGAATGGCGCACACGCAAGTGCGGATGGTCCAGCGTTGTACGAAAACGAGCTGGGGAAAGCCTGGCACACTGACGAATTTGCCGTGAAAGGCTCAGGTGCAGGTCCAGGTGCGGGTCCAGGTGCGGGTCCAGGTGCGGGTCCAGGTGCGGGTCCAGGCGCGGGTCCAGGTGCGGGTCCAGGCGCAGGTCCAGGCGCAGGTCCAGGTGCGGGTCCAGGCGCAGGTCCAGGCGCAGGTCCAGGTGCGGGTCCAGGTGCGGGTCCAGGTGCAGGTCCAGGCGAGGGTGGTGTGGGTGCAGGTGGGGTGGGAGGTGGTTTGCCCCCGCCTCCGCCTCCACCGCCACCTCCATTGCGCCCTCCACCAGGTACTACTATGATCCTATTGGTGGGCCGACTCCAGTAGTCACTAAAGAATCCTTGACCGTACCCTTGTCCATACCCTTGTCCATACCAGTTTCGCGCTGGCGCGACGACGTTGACTTCCTTGGTCTGTGCGGGCTGCGCCCTGTTAGAGACGAGATAGACCACAAGAACAACCAGAAGAACTGCGAGAATAACAGAAGTATTTCCCATTTTTAATTTTGCCATTATATATTATGCTGCCATATTTTTTCACAACTTCGCTTTTTTTATTATACATACAATTCTCTCCTCAAATGGGGAATATATGGCTCCGAAACGGACATTTCGTACCTCTTGGTGCCTTACGTGTAGCCAAGTATCCGTTTCAGAACTACAGGATGTGGAACCCTGAAATATGGGATATCAACTATCCTATGTGGCTAATAGCAACAAAATTCCTAATGTGGTTGTGGAGATAAATTCATAGTTTATATTGTAAAATATGAATGATAGATAATTAATAACTAATTGCTTAGTTGGAGTATGCGAGACCGCCCATGCCAGACATGACACGGAGGACGTTGTAGTTGGTGGCATACACACGGACCTTGGCGGTGTTGGTGCCTTCAACCGTGGCATTGGACAAGACAAGCTGGAGCGTGGCGTTGTCAATGCGGGAGAAATTGCATGAGCCAGATGGCTGGTGCTCCTCGGGACGGAGGGCGAACGAGTAGACGTTGATGCCGGTGTCTGGGTTGCGCGTGTGGTGCTGGTATGGCTGGACGAGGTCGAAGTAAGTTCCCTCACGCTCTGAGAAGCGGTCCTGTCCGTTAAGCTGAAGCTTAGCCGTGACGACTGGGTTCTCACCCCAGCAATGGAGGTCAAGAGCCGTCTCGGCGAGGACGAAGGTGCCAGCATCAGAGACACCGGAGTTGGAGACGCCATCAGCGGTCACAACGTGTCCGTTGTTGAAGCCTCCGAGGTTGCCGGCCTGTCCCTGACCAATGCCAGTGGAGTCAGCGGGGAGACCGCCGCCAGCGACTGAGTAAGAACCAGCGTTGGCGGTGGCGCCGATGCCGTAGGCAGGGTGGTTCCAGAACTCGTAGGTGGACACATCAACAGCTCCTGGGTCAGCGAAGAGACCAGACTGGCTGATGAAGGCGTTCGTGGTCTCGGCGACACCGAGGGGTCCGCCGAAGGCCATGATGGAGTTGGGCAAAGCATCAACTGCGTCTGAGTAGTTGAATGGCTGTGCGCCGAGGGTCTTGTAGAGAAGGGAGCCGCACTCGAGCGAGCTGCAGTAATCTACGTTGGCATCAGGCTGGACAACCCAGACCAACTCCTTGCAGGGGTGGTTGAAGTTGAGCTTGATCTTGTTGGAAGATGAACCGACAGACTCGTCACCAGTGAACTGAAGCTGCTCGATGAGGTATTCGTGAGGGTTCTGTGCCATGCGGCGGCGCTCGTCGGTGTCAAGGAAGACATAGTCGACGTAGAGCGAGGCAGCAACAAGAGACTGGTTGTATGCCGTGGTCACCTTGGTGGAGGTCTGCGAACAGTCCATGCTGGAGACAGCCCACAAGCACTCATCAATAGGACGGATGTCAAGGTTGATCTTGACCTCGTGATACTGAAGAGCGATGAGGGGAAGCGCAAGTCCTGGGTTGCGGCAGTACCAGAACTGGAATGGCACGTAGAGCGTAGTCTCAGGAAGAGCGTTACGGGGGGCGCACACCTGGCGGGGTGCGTCAGAGTCGCAAGGTCCATCGACGTTGGCGAACGAAGGATCCGTGATGTAGGTGAGCTGGGTCGTGTTACCGACCATCTTGTAGTAACCACGCTCCTGCTCCTTGGAAAGGGTGAGCTGGTTCCACAAGTGCATCCAGTCGCCATACTGGCGGTCGATACGCTGTCCTCCAATCTCGACCTCAACCTGGGAGATCATCTGCTCTCCTGGGAAATCAAGCCACCGGGCGTATACGCCGTTGTTGGCAACAGATGCGACTCCAGAGTTTCCCATAGACTGGTTGATCTCAGGAAGAGTGACCTGAAGGTAAGTGCGGTAGGCAAGATCGCCGTTGCGGCTGATCGTGCATGTTACACGGCGACCGAAATCGGCCTGGCCGTTGAAAGTCTGTTCAATAGACTCCATGGCGAAGTTGGTGTGGCGACGGTAAGTGACCTTCCAGAAGGTAATCTGAGGATTACCAGTAAGATACACG